TATGCTCAGATGTTGCCTGCCTTGCAGGAGCGTTTGCAGCAACCGGTTGAACAGGAGCCCGACTGGGATACTCTGTACGATACAGACCCCACGATGGCAGCAAAGGCAGAACGCCAGTGGCGAAAGCAGCAAGAACAGCGCGCAGCGCAACTTGAGGCTGTCGAAGCTGAGCGTCAGCGTATGGCTCAATTAGAGCAGCAACGCTTGGGACAGATGCAGGCTCAATACTTTGAGCAGCAGCGCCAAATCCTGCCTGAGATCATTCCAGAATGGCGTGACACATCTGTCGCGTCTAAAGAGGCCAAAGACATTCGCTCATTCCTCCTAAACGAGGGNTTCACNGAGCAAGATGTCAANGGNCTAACGAATGCGACGCTTGTGAANCTAGCGAGGAAAGCAATGCTGTACGATAAGGGCCAGACACGCGCAACGGAGGCTAAGCAAAAGCCNAAGACGCAGAAGCCCAGAAAGACGCTAAAAGCTGGATCTCGTGGTTCGCAGCCTAAACCTAGAAGTGAGCAACAACAAGCGCTACAGCGCGCACGTCAAACCGGTCGCATGCAAGATGCTGCGGCTGCAATCAAATCGTTACTCTAGGAGGCCATTATGGCAATCGTAGCAAANACATTCACATCGCANAGCGGTGTAGGTATCCGTGAATCACTTGCAGATGTGATCGCGAACATTTCACCTGAAGAGGTGCCATTTCAGTCCAACGTTGGATCTGAGAACGTAAACAACACTTACTTCGAGTGGCAGACTGACAGCTTGGCTTCAACAAGCACAACAGCAGTCATCGATGGTGACGACGTGTCATCATTCGACAGCACAGCGGCAACAAGCCGTGTAGGCAACTACACACACATCCGCCGTCGCACCACAATCGTTGCTGACAACTACTCAGCGCTAGACACAGCAGGCCGCAACGACGAACTTGCGTACCAGCTAGCGAAGCGCGGTAAAGAGTTGAAGCGCGACATCGAGGCAGTTTTGACTGCGAACAACGCGCAAGTTGCTGGCAACTCTTCAACAGCTCGTGAGACAGGCGGCTTGGGCGCTTGGGTTGCGACTAACGAGAACGTTGGCTCAGGCGGCGGTCTAACAACTGGCGACGGTACAACTGCGCGTACAGACGGCACTCAGCGTGACTTCACTGAGACAATGCTAAAAGACGCAATGCAGCAGGCGTTCGTTTCTGGCGGTCAGCCAAGCATCTTGATGGTAGGCCCGCACAACAAGACTGTTGTATCTGGCTTCGCGGGTATCGCGGCACAGCGTTACCAAGCGCCAACAGCGGCTCCAACGACAATCATCGGTGCTGCTGACGTATACTTGTCAGACTTCGGCACATTAAATGTTGTTGCTAACCGCTTCTCTCGTGAGCGTGACGCATGGCTACTCGACCCAGAGTACGCATCTGTCTGCTATCTACGTCCAATCCAACAAGTTGAGTTGGCGAAGACTGGTGACGCTGAGAAGCGCATGGTCATCGCAGAGTTTGGCTTGAAAGTCTTGAACGAAGCAGCACACGCTGTTGTCGCAGACTTGAACGTATCATAAGACTGACGGGGCGGCTTCGGTCGCCCCTCTCACTTTTGGGAGCTTACTATGGGCCAACGAAGATTATTTGACCGCGACCCACTTACCGGCATCACACAATACTGGCACGTTACGGACAAGGGGGAGTACGTGATTGAGACGCAGCAGGACGTTACTGCGATCGCGGAAGCCAACAAGCGCCAGTACAACGATACACCTGACAAGCATGGAGATGTAAATAAGGTAGCATCTATTCCATTAAACGTGTATTATGATCTTAAACGTAGAGGTATCGCCGACGATCCTAAGAAATTTCGTCAGTGGCTCAACGATCGCGACAACATAGTATTTAGGACAAGGGCGGGCACGCTGTGAGCATCACGACATACGCACAGTTGAAATCCTCCATCGCTGATTGGTTAAATCGCGATGACCTTACCTCTGTGATCCCTTCTTTCATTTCGCTCGCTGAGGCTGAGGTGTCACGCGATCTGCGTCACTGGCTTCAGGAGAAGCGCGTCACAACATCTCTTAACGAGGAATTTGAGTATCTGCCAGACGACTGGCTTGAGACTATTTCCCTAAGATTAAATCGTGGCGATGAGTTATCCATCATTAGTCAATCTGAGATGGCAGAATACAAAGAGGGCACGGCAGACGTTTCTGGCACGCCTAAGTATTATTGCATAAGCGCAGGGCAGATGGAGTTTTACCCTGTTCCTGATGTATCATATGACGTTACGCTTACATATCATGCTCGTATACCAGCCATGGTAAACGACACCGACACGAACTGGCTTCTCACTAATCAGCCAGATATTATGCTTTACGCCTCACTCAAGCACGCCGCGCCGTATCTGGACGACGACAGGCGACTGGGAGTCTGGAAGCAATTATACGATCAGGCCACACAGCGCCTTGAAGTTAACAGTGATTTGGCCAAACATAGCGGCCCGCTTGTGATGAGGTTTAAGGCTATATGACAACAACAACATGGACACAAACCGCCGGAATGGACAGTGGCGACACTGTTGAAGAGGTTCAGGGATTTGCGGATGCAGCCTCTGCGTCTGCTGACGCGGCTGCGGCAAGCGCAACGGCTGCGGCATCCTCAGCGTCTACGGCGACAACTCAGGCGACTTCATCGAGTTCTTACGCGACGATTGCGCAGGGCCACGCTTCGAATGCCGCCGCAAGCGCAGCAACAGCGCAGAGTTACGCCGAAAACGCGAACATTACGACTGTAGCTGGTATTGCGTCTAACGTGACTACGGTCGCTGGAATTTCGTCTAACGTGACGACAGTTGCAGGCATATCGTCAGACGTGTCGGCGGTTGCCGCGGATGCGTCAGACATCGGAACGGTTGCCGGTCTGAGCGCAAACATCACGACTGTGTCTGGCATCAGTGGTGACATTAGTACGGTTGCGGGGATAAGCTCTGACGTTACGGCGGTTGTGGCCGACGCAAGTGACATTGGTACTGTGGCTGGAAGTATTTCGCAGATCCAGTCTGTGGCGTCTAACACGTCAACCTACACGGCCGTTGAGGGAGCGATTACGAACATTAACACCGTCGCCTCTAATTTAGCGGACATTGGAACAGTTGCCGGAGATACGACTGAGATCAACGCATTGGGCGCGATTTCGTCTGAGCTGTCTAATCTGAACTCAAACATCTCCAGCATTAACGTTGTTGAGGCTGACCTTAGTGGCTCTGATACAATTGGAACCGTTGCGGGTATTGCGTCAAATGTTTCTACTGTCGCAAGCATTTCGGGTAGCGTAAACACCGTTGCTGGCATTTCATCAGATATTACGGCTGTCGTTGCTGATGCATCTGACATAGGGACAGTGGCGTCAAACATTAGCTCTGTGACTACGGTTGCAAGCAATATCGCTGACGTCATTACGGTGGCGAACGACTTGAACGAGGCGATCTCTGAGATTGAGACTGCCGCGCTTGACTTGCAAGAGGCGTCATCAGAGATTGACGTTGTCGCGAATAACATTGCGAACGTGGACACGGTTGGCGGGGCTATTGCCAACGTAAACACCGTCGCCGGCTCAATCGGCAATGTAAACACAGTTGCGGGTATTAGTGCTGATGTGACTGCGGTGGTATCGGATGCCGCTGACATTGGTACGGTTTCAGCATCAATTGGTAACGTAAATACGGTTGCTGGAATAAGCGCAGATGTGTCTACAGTTGCAGGGGTTTCTGGGAATGTTTCTACTGTCTCTAGTATATCCTCTGACGTTTCAACGGTTGCTGGCATAAGCGCAAATGTTAGCACGGTTGCTGGGGATACTTTGGACATCAATGCGGTTGCGGCGGCGTTGGCGAATATCAACATCGTTGCATCAAATATAAACACTGGGCTTATTCAGGCCATTCTAGACTATGGGTCAGTGACTGACCTTGTCACAGACACTAACGATTACGGAGCTTTGGCATAATGGCTACACAAGTACAAATTCGTCGCGGCACTGCGACTGAGAACGACGCATTCACTGGAGCTTCAGGCGAGCTTACATTTGACACGACAAACAAGCGAGTGCGGGTGCACGATGGCTCAACGGCTGGCGGCTTTGTAATTTCAACAGCAGACGCAAGTGGGAATGTTAATATTGACGGGACTTTGACCAGCGATGGGCTGACTGTGGATGGTAGTGGTTCTGTATCTGCTAAAATTGAAAGCACAGGCGCAAACTATTCTGAATTAAACATCAAGAACACATCTGCAAGCTATGTCTTAGGTGTTCGCCCTGATGTTAGTCATTCCCTAGTAATTCGTGACGCAGGTAACACATCAAATCGTTTATCCTTAGCTACCAACGGCGACATCAGCTTCTACGATTCGGCGGGGATAAGCCAATCGTTCTTCTGGGATGCGAGTACTAAGAAATTGGGGATTGGGAACGCATCACCTGACGGAAACCTTACCATTGGCGACACTTCGACATCTGGTGACATCAGCATTCGCATCAAAGGTGACGCAACCAGCCGTGGCTTCCTTATGTTTGGTAACACAGGTGGCTCACAGCGTGGCGACATCATGTATGACCACAGCGACAACCATATGCGCTTTAGGGTTAACAACGATGAGCGCATGCGCATCGACAGCAGCGGTAACGTTATGGTTGGCGGTACTGTTGCGGGTAATGCAGGTACTGTATCCCTAAATGTTGGTGATGTAGGATCAACTAATGGCGGTTTGCAGCTTTGGGGAACTACAGCTGGTACTCACTACATTCAGTTTGGTGACGAAAGCGGGACTGCTGCAAATCATTACCGTGGATTTATGGCGTATGCACACAATGGAGACAGTTTAAGGTTTGGAACTGCATCTACAGAACGTATGCGGATCGACTCATCGGGCAACGTAGGCATTGGGACGACTTCGCCATCTAGCCAGCTTGAGGTTTCATCTGGTGGAGATACTTCGCTAACGATTAACGCCGCTAATAACTATGACTCAAAGCTGGTATTCTCAGAAAACGGCAACGCAGAATACTCTATCATTATGGATGGATTGTCTGGCTCAACTCAGTCGTTGCAATTTTACAACAATAGAACTTCTTCCGAAGCCATGCGCATCGACTCATCGGGCAATGTAAGAGTTGGATTTGATAACAGCCTTTCTTACCCTTCAGATGCAAGGCTTATGGTGTCTAATGGTGGCACTAATGGCATGGAATTTAGTAACACTGCTATTTCAGGTCAAAACAGAATACTAAACTACAACCGTTCAACGTCAGCTTATGTTCCTATGACAACAGTAGGTAGTGAGCTTAAGTTTGACATAGGCACCTCCGAAGCCATGCGCATCGACTCATCGGGCAACCTGCTTGTGGGGACGACTGATACCCTAGCGTATAATGCAGGGGCCAGAATTTCTCAGCAATCTATTGTCGTTACAAATACGTCTGGAACCGCAACGGATTATATTGGCTACTTCAACCGTCAAAGTTCAGATGGCACCATCTTACAGTTTGGCAAGGCAAATAGTACTGTGGGGAGTATTGGGGCTTACTCTGGCTCGGCTTATATTGGAAGTGGTGATACGGCCTTATACTTTGGCCCATCCAGTGACGCCATTATGCCGTTCGAGACTGCCTCGCTGACAGGCAGGGACAATGCTATTGATTTGGGGGTATCTGGCGCACGCTTCAGAGACCTCTACCTCTCTGGCGGTACAAAGTATGGCTCTTCATCTGACTTTGGTCAAATCCGCAAGACGGGTGGCGAACTACAGATTGACAGCTATGGTACAGGTGGCGCTAGGAACCCCATTAAATTCACCCAATATACCACTGAGGTAGGTAGGTTCGACTCATCGGGCAACCTGCTGGTGGGGACTACTGATAATGTTGCTCATGTTACATCTGCATCAGGTGAAGGGATCGCTTTAAGTGCGGGTAGTTACGGTGGTTTTATCGGTGCATCTCGTAGTGGTGATGTTGTTGCCGCATTAAACAGACAGACAAGCGATGGCGATATTTTGCGGTTCTACAAAGACGGCACCACGGTGGGGAGTATTGGGACTGAGACTGGTGGTAATAGTGACTTATTTATAGGAAATGGTGATACTGGTATTGTGTTTCACGATGGCAACGATGCGCTTATGCCATACAACACTTCTACAGCTTTATTCCGTGATAATGCCATAGATGTAGGCACTTGGAGCAATCGCTTCCGTAACCTCTACCTCTCTGGCGGTGTCTACCTTGGCGGCACTGGGTCGGCTAATCTGTTGGACGACTATGAGGAGGGGACTTGGACGCCTACCCTACCTAGTGGTGGCACTTTAACGGTTGGAGCAGCTACATATGTGAAGATAGGCAATCAGGTTACTGTGACTTTTTACCTCCAAGCCATTGATCCCTCAGCAGATAGTAACCAATTTCGGATTGGTGGCTTACCTTTCACAAATGCAAGTATTACCAATAACTATTTTGGTGGCTCATTTGGTTACACAGGGCAAAACGACCTAAGTGACATCATGCCTATCACTGGAACTGGGTTGACGTATATCTACTTCCATGAGAACGACGGAACCGTTACTTCACCATCTAACAATACCATGCGAACAAAAGGTCTGACGGGCGATGTTGATGACGACTTTGTTGTAACAATAACATATCGCACAGCATAACCCACTGCACAGCTTTGGGTCGGACAGTCCAACCATCACAGGAGATAAACGATGGCACTAACAGAAGAAACAGTACAAGACAAAATAGAGATCGTAGGCGACTTCAAGCACGTTCAGGTGCGTACAGCCACGGTCATCAAGCGTGACGG